CCAGTACAGGTAAAAAGTATTGCTGAAAGACCGCCGATGTATCACCCACCGTTGCCATATCCGATGAGCCTATCAGAAGTTGATTGGGAAATTATGACACCTGAATTGATGGAGCAATACCTACAAAATCTAGAAAATGGTGACGCACCTAGACGCGCTTATTATTCTTTATCTAGTAAAGAATATGAAAATCTTAGTATGGATATGGCAGAAATAACGCGTTGGTCTAAAGATATTTTATCAATTATTAAGTATTATAGAGAATACGACAAACCAAAACAGGATAAAGAAGATGAGTAAGACACCAGATGAATTTGTATATAGAGCTACTCTAGATCGTATAGTAGATGGAGACACCTTTGATTGCATATTAGATCTTGGTTTTGATGTAAAATTACATAAACAAAGAGTCCGTTTGGCAGGTATAGACACTCCAGAATCTAGAACAAGAAATTTGGCTGAGAAGGCTTTAGGTCTGAAAGCAAAAGAAAGACTCAAAGAACTTTGCGAAGGTACATTTAGAATTAAATCTTTAGGAAAAGGAAAGTATGGAAGGATTTTGGGCGTACCTTATACAGCTGATGGAGAAGATATTTGCCAAAAGCTTATTAAAGAAAAACACGCAGTTGAATATTGGGGCGGTACAAAAACAGGTAAAATATTGGAAGACGGAACTTGGGGCGAGTAACATGCAAATATCTGAAAAAGGTACATCTTTAATAAAACATTTTGAAGGCTGTCGTTTAGAAGCGTACCAAGATTCGGTAGGTATTTGGACAATTGGATATGGGACTATTAAAGGAGTCAAAGAAGGCGATAAAATAAACCAAGACGAAGCAGAACATTTATTACAAGAAGAAATGCCTGAGTATGAAGGCTATATAAATGATATGGTTAAAGTTGCTTTAGAACAAAACCAATTTGATGCACTTTGTTCTTGGGTATTTAATCTAGGACCTAACAATTTAAAGTCTTCTACTTTATTAAAAGTATTAAATGAAGGCAAATATGACGAAGTGCCAGAACAAGTGGTCAGGTGGAACAAAGCTGGTGGAAAAGTTTTAAAGGGATTGAAAAAAAGAAGAGAGGCTGAATCTCTACTGTTTCAAGGTAAAGAATGGGAGAATGTCTAGATGGCATATACTAAGTTAAATTTAAAACCAGGTATCAACCGAGAAGGAACTGCTTACGATAACGAAGGAGGGTGGTTCGACGGCAACCTAATCCGTTTTAGAAATGGTCACGTAGAAAAGTTAAAAGGATGGGAAAAATTAAGTTCTAATACTTTCTTAGGTACAGCTAGAGCCTTACATAATTGGATGAGTCTTGGTAGTAATCTTTATTTAGGATTGGGTACTACTTTTAAATATTATATAAAAGAAGGCGCTGTTTATAGTGACGTTACACCTATAAGAGCCACTACCACTAACGGTATAACTTTTTCTGCGACTGATGGCTCTTCAACGATTACAGCTACTGATTCTAGTCACGGGGCTGTCGCTAACGATTTTGTTACCATATCTGGTGCCGTTTCTTTAGGAGGTCTTATAACTGCTGATGTTCTAAATCAAGAGTATCAAATTACAGCAGTACCATCTGTTAACACTTATACATTTACTGCAAAAGACACGTCAGGAAGTACGGTTACTGCAAATTCAAGTGATTCAGGTAACGGAGGTTCAGGAGTTGATGGCGCTTATCAAATCAACGTGGGACTAGATTCTTACGTGCCTTCTGCTGGTTGGGGAACAGGAACGTGGGGAGCAGGAACATTTGGATCTACCAGCGCCATAAGCGCATCTGGTCAGCTAAGATTATGGACACATGATAATTACGGTGAAAATTTAATTATCAATCCGCGTGGGGGGGGTATTTATAGATGGGTAGAAAATAGTGGAACTAGCACCAGAGCAGTTGCTTTATCTGATGTAGCAGGTGCTAATTTAGTCCCTACACTTGGTTTACAAGTCATTACATCAGAAGTAGACAGGCATCTAATTGTTTTAGGTGCTGATCCCATATCAGGTAGTGCAAGAAGTGGTGTTATAGACCCGATGCTTATTGCTTTTTCTGACCAAGAAAATGAACTAGAGTTTGAACCATTAATTACTAACAGTGCAGGTTCTTTGCGTATATCTAGCGGATCAAAAATAGTAGGCGCAGTTAAATCAAGACAAGAGATAGTTGTATTTACTGACACCTCTCTATACAGCATGCAATTTGTTGGACCTCCTTTTACATTTGCAGTAAACCTTATTAACGAAGGTGCGGGATTGATTGGACCCAAAGGAGCTATTACAACTGACTCAGGTATCTATTTTATGAGTTACGGTAGTTTTTACTTGTACAACGGCAGCGTACAAAAACTACCTTGTACTGTTTTAAATTACGTATTCTCAGATTTAAACGTAGGACAAGCTTACAAAATACATGCTTTTAGTAATAGTGAAAATAACGAAATAGGTTGGTTTTATCCGTCATCTTCTTCTTCTGAAATAGATCGTTACGTTATATACAACACACAAGAACAAGTTTGGTACTACGGCAATTTAGAAAGAACTGCTTGGCTTGATACTGGTGTAGTTAACTACCCACAAGCCACCAAAGACAATTATCTTTACCAGCATGAGATTGGTTTTGACGACGATGGCAGTCCGATGACTGGTGTTTTTGTTGAATCAAGTGACTTTGATATAGGAGATGGCGACCAGTTCCAATCTATATCCTCTATCATACCTGACATACGTTTCTTGCAAGATGACAATTCTGGATCTGTAAATATTTTGACTAAGGTAAGAAACTTTCCAGGTGAATCTTTAACAACTAAAGCTACTTCTGCAATTAGTTCTTCTACAACAAAAGCGAATATAAGAGCTAGAGGACGACAGGCTGTTATTAGAGTTGAATCTGATGACGATCAGTCTGGTAGCGGTAATCTTGCTTTAGGATGGCGATTAGGCGCTACACGTTTTGATGTGAAAACTGATGGTAGAAGATGAGCAAACTATTAGAAACCCGTCTACCAATAGAATCCAATCAGTTTGTAAATAAAGATATTTACAATCGTTTAGTCAGAATCCTAGAATTAAACTTAGGAACCTTTGATCCTGACAGCACACCCCAGTATAACGACCAACAAATCAGCACTTTGGCTTTTTCTATTGGTGATGTAATATGGAACACATCAATTGGAGTATTACAGGTTTATACTGGCTTCAAATGGATACAGCTACATACACCCGTCAATCCGCAGGGGTATCAACTGCAAGCAGAACTAGGTTCTGTCACTATCAGAAATAACGGAGCGACAACTATTAAAGTTTGATATGCAAGCAGTAGAAAATATAAAATCAGCGTATGAAATGAGTAATCTTCTTCTTACTCAACCCTCTGACTGGTTTATAGAAGACAAAACTTTTCAAGCTGTTAAAGACTCGCAACTAGATATCGTACGTTTTTTAAAGTCTCAGGGACAAGAAGACTTAGGCAAACTACCATTACACGCTGTTATAGATGAGCCTATTAAGGATGTTTATACAGCACCTATATTCTCAGAAACATTTTGCGATATATTTAAAGACGAACTACAAAACATCAAAAAACACTTTAATTTTGAGCCTAATACAGAAGAAGACACGCTCAGACAGATACCTGAGATAGTCTTACAAGAACATATACCTGACTTATACTTTTCTTTGATGAGTGTGGTCAGCAGTATTTTAAACCCTATATTTATGGGTCTTTGGGGAAGAGTCGTTACAGATGGTGGCGTACAAATAGCCAATTACAATATAAGAGACAAGCAACAAGGAGCTTGGCACCACGACGCTAGTGCAGATATAAGCGTAGTAATCCCTTTAAATACAGGAGAATACGAGGGTGGTGGAACAGAATTTCAAGGTAGAGGTATTGTTGAACCGCTTCCAACAGGTAGCGCTTTGATGTTTCCTAGTTTTACTCACATGCACCGAGGACTGCCCGTACAGACAGGGGACCGATATTTATTGGTTTTTTGGCTTGTTTCACGTCCTTGTTGGGAAGATAAAAAAAACTATTTAGAAATGAATTTTATTTAACAAAACCACTAAAAACGATAGAATAAAACAAATGGATAGAATTGACAGATCAGGAACAGGAATAGCAACTTTAGGCAGAGACGAAGATCAGTTTCTGGCGCACGTTGCTTTGGGCGAACGTGTCGTACCACCTGTAATATCAGCCTCTACGCAGGCACGTATTAACCAAGAGATGAGGGCTGCTGGCCTTGATCCAAACGAGTATGCAGTTGGATCTGGTATGTCCATCAACCCAATTACAGGTTTACCTGAGTTTGGTTTCTTAAAGAAAGCTTTTAAATCAGTAAAAAAGGTAGTTAAAAAGGTAGCACCAGTCGCGATGTTAGTACCTGGAGTTGGTACAGCCTTTGGCGCAGCTCTTGGTGGATTAGGTGGATTAGCTGGAACAGCTTTAACTAAAGTAGGTCTAGGCGGAGTAGCAAGCACATTAGGAAGTTTAGGAAGTTCTGCTCTAAGTGGAATAGCTGGATTGAATATACCAGGGTTTTCATCAATTGCAGGAGGTGCGGCAACTCCTGGTGCTGCTTTTGAAGCATTAAAAGCAGGTGGATTGAGAGGAGCTTTTGCAGGTGGTCCTTTAGGTGGATTATTGTCACAAACACCTGAATTAACCCCTGTATCAGATACGATGGACGGACCAATAACAGGATATATGGATGCAGCTGGAAAAATGTATACGCCGCAAGAAGCAGCGGCTTTAACACAAGCACCCAATTTTTTTGGCGGAGGAGAAAAAAGTCTTTACGGAAATTTAGGACAACCATTATTAGATGTTAATGGACAACCAATAGTAAACGATCAAGGCCAACCTATTAACAGACAGGGACAACCAATTTCTCAAACAACGCAATCTGCTTCAAGTTTATTTGGAGGATTGGGCGGTCTAGGTGGAGGTAATTTAGGTTCTCTAGGATTAGCTGGGTTCTTAGGTAAGATGGCCTACGATTCAGCTAAGAAAAAAGAAGGCGGTATATCTGAGACACCTAAAGTAACAATGGATCAATTAGGAAGATACCAACTATCAAAAGAATTAGGAACTGGCGGGACCAGAGGTGAGTTTGGATTAGGACCTAAACCTGCTGTATTAAACGTAGCAGGCGGAGGCGAGGCTAGACAATATTTCAACGAGGGTGGTTTAGCAGCAGTACAAGAACTTGATATGCGTGACGGTGGTGAGTCTGAAGGACCTGGTACTGGTACTTCTGATGACATACCTGCGATGTTAAGCGATGGTGAATTTGTAATGACCGCAGCAGCAACTAAAGGTGCAGGTGCATTTAACGTTAACAAAACTAAATCAGGCATAGAATTAATTTCTGGTGGTAGCGCTTCAAGAGAAAAAGGCGTTGAAAACATGCGTGAGTTAATGAACATATTTGAGGCAGTCTAATGGTAGAGTCAGTTGATCCAGTAATGAATAAAATAGACAGACGTGAAACGCTGTCTGATCCATTTGTACGTGAAGCCTATTTTGGTTCACCAGACACGCCAGGAATAATATCTCAAGCTATTAGTGCAGCTAATAGGTCTTATGGACAACCAGCAATAATGAGACAGACCGCAGGTCTATCACCATTAGAAATAGCTGCGATGCAAGGCGCTTACGGAGGTATTGGTTCTTACCAACCTTATTTAGATGCTAATTTAGCTGGCCTACAGGAAGGTATAGGTATGTCACGTAGAGCTGGAGAACTAGCCCAACCTTATTTTGCTGGTCAACAAGATTATTTAGGAGCAGCAACCGACGTTGCTAGGCAAGCTGCTGGTATGCAATTTGATCCAAACCTAACAAAACAATTTTACGATCCTTTTGAAGATAGAGTCGTACAACAAACAATAGATGACGCATTCAAACAAAGCGACATACAAGATGTAGCGCAAAGGGCCAGAGATATACAATCAGGCGGAGAGTCTGCGTTTGGATCTAGAGCTAGACTAACTGCTGATGAAAGAAGAGCATCTTTAGGGAGAGGATTGGGAGAAGCTTTAGCTGGCATAAGAAGTAAAGGCTTTGGACAAGCTCAATCTACAGCTTTAGGAGAATTTGGTAGACAAGCTGGAGCGAGAGAAAGATTAGCAGGTAACTTAGCTGGATTTGGAACTCAATTTGGAGATATAGGCGCACGTAGGGCTGGTCTTGCTAGAACAATAGGTTCAGATATAGCTGGGTATGGCGGACAAATAGGTGGTATAGGTAGTACGGCTTACGGTTTAGGATCAGCGCAACGAAGTGAGCTTGCTAATTTAGGTGCTACTGCAAGAGGTGTCAAAGAAACGGGACTTGGAAGAGAGTACGAAAGAGCTGTACAAGATAGATTTGCACCTACGCAAGCAGCCAGTTACGTACAAGGATTCTTGCCAACTTATCAAAGTGGCGGGACTCAGATAAATAAAACTTACGGTATGCCAATAGATCCATATTCACAAGGTATAGGCACTTTCTTGAATGTATATGGAACGATGAATCCAGGTAGTAACGTGGCAGGAACAACTTACGGACAAAGTTAATATGAATGTATTACAAAGGAAAATGTTTGCAGAAGGGGATTTGGTAAATTTAGATATACCAACCGATGAAGATATTGTTTCTAAATTTACTACTGCATCACAATTAAATCCAGTTACTACTACAACTAGAATTATTGAACAAGGCGGCACTTTTTTTGCTGTTAAACAAAACAAAAATGGAGATGTAGTTGGTTCTGAACCAATAGATTTGGGGTTATCTCCTACTGGCGATCCGAAAGAAGCCTATCAAAGACAGAAAGGGAATGTATTAGGAAATATAATAGGGGGTGCTGGATTAGGTTTGTCTTTACTACCCACATCTCAAACAAAAACCGCAGGTAGATTTCTTTCTGGTATAGGAAATCTACTTGGAAAGGCTAAAGGATATTCCCCTGTTGTAGCTACAAAACTACCTGGAGCAGTTGTTAAGGGTCAAAAAGGTTTCCAATCTAGGCCTAAATTTGATCCAAGGTCTTATAAATATGAAATGCAAACAGGACCTGCTTCTGTATTAGGAGGGAGTGCGCTTGTTGCAGGTTCTTACGGACTTGAAACAGATTACGATGATGTAACTGAGGAAAAATTAAAAATAGCTGAAGAATTGACTGAATTAGAAAATACAAAAACTAAAGAAGAAATTGATAAAAAAACAAAAGAAGATGATACAACTTTTGAAATTGTTACTAGCGAAGATGGCACTCCAGATGACGCAACAGAAATTGACGACGGAACAGAACAAGAAAATTTAATTGAAACACGCGAAGTCAAACGCCAAGGCATGTTAGACAATCCTAGTTTTAAATCTTTATTAAGAAACATTGGTATTAGTATGGTTGAAACTGGAGATGTTGGTTACGGAATATCGCAAGGCTCTGCGCAAACTGTTAAAGATGAAATGGCAGCTGAAGCTTTAGCAGCCGAAACTTCAAAAGAAATGCAGTTAGAAATGTTGAAGGCTAGTCTTGAAGGAGTGAACATATCAGATTTGAGTTCTATAGATAAAATGGAAGGAGAGTGGGGTGAGCTTACGCAACAGTCTCAAGATAAAAGAGGAACAGCAGGACAAATTAAAGAAGTCCTTAACACCTTAACAAGTCAAGGTAACAAAATTTTCGGAGTAGGTAATATTGTTACATCTAACTTTAATAAAATTATGGCTTTTGTTTCTGGAGATACAACTTTAAACGCAAACAGAGAAGCGATTGCAGAAGGGTTGAAATCTGAAAATCCAAGAGAATACGTAAAAACTATTTTAACGGTGGTACAAAATAAAAATATTAAAGATTTGCTTGGAGAGTCAGGTAGAACTATATCTAATTTGGACAGGCAAGTAGTAGAAAGAATAGTGGGTCAGTTATCAGACACAAATATTCTTTCGCAAGACCCGAAAGCAATAGCAACAAAATTAGAACTTTTATACGACAGTTTAATAAAAGAAGCAAAACAAGCAGAGGATATGGCGTCTATCAAAGCTAGAAATTTAAGAATAGCTGGTAGAGATGTTTCTAAATTAATACTACCTACCCCAACAAAAACAACCCCTGTCGAAGATCAAGCAAGAGTCAGAATAAAAATGCAATAAAATGATATATGAAATTGAATTACCTGATGGAAGAATCATTGAAGTCGAAGGGGAGCCTGGACAAGAAGAAAAAGCTGTACGTTCTGTTAAGGAATACCTAGCTAAAGAAGCAGCAGGTAAGGCACTAAACGATACTGAGTTTGACTACGAAACAGGTATAGACAATATACGTCTTAGAGGTCAGTTAGATATGGCTGAAACTCAAGAAGAAAAAGAATCAGTATTAAGAAAATACGTAGGTTCTCAAGGATTTGCATACGACGCTAATGGAAGATTAGCTGTTACACCTTTAGGTCAAAAAAGATTAAACCTTAATCCAACAGATAAAAATATAATTGTAGACGAAGAAAGCATGTCAACAGGTGATTTTGCAGACTTTGCTGGTACTATTGGTCCAGTTGCAGGAGCAATCGCCGCATTAGCTCCACAAGGAAGAGTCTTAAAGTTTTTAAAGCCATTTATGGTAAATGATCGTCTCGTAAGATCAAGTGCTGTAGCTATAGGATCGGCTGGCGGTAAAGGTGTTGAAGAAGCTGGTGAACTATTGTTAGGCGTACAGGAACAAAAAGCAGGCGAGATAGCATCAGATTTAGCTGTAGAAGGAGTGATTGGTGGCTTGTCGCAAGGTCTATTTGAGGTAGCAGGCGCAGGGCTAGTAGCGATGTTGGGTAGAAAAGCACCCGCAGGAGATATAGATATAGCAAGATCAATTGCGCAAGGAGCTGATCCTAACGAGATAGAATTTTTAGCTAGACGATTAGGTAGAGAACCGACTTACAAAGATATAAAAAAAGCACAAGCTGAAACGCCAGAATTAGTAAGCAAATTTACTGAGGCAGCAGTTTCTCAAAGTGCTTTAGGAAGAGCTATACCAGGCAGAATACAAGCCGCATCAGAAACAGTATTTGGTAGGACTGAAAGAGATAAACGTTTAGTAGAATACGGAACTCAACGTTTACAAAAGTTTTTAGAAAAACAAAAAGACGTCACATTATCTTTAGATGATTTTTCTCAAGCCATACAAACAGGACGTATGACTAAGGGTGAAATAGATGCCTTAATAGACGGCCTATCTCAAAGTGCTAAAAAATCTAATCAAGCACTAGATGACTATATTAACAACGCAATTAAACTTATAGATGATGGTGCTTTGTCTGGTGGCGCTGACAGAATAGCAGTAGGACAAAATTTAAGGGATCAAATTAAAAGATTATACGACGAAAAATTTGGTTATATCGGAGGCGATAAAGCCAAGCCAGGCGAATACGTAAAAAGAAGCCAAGAAATAGATCAGTTCCTAAATAAAAACGGATTACAAGCTTGGGAGGGAAATGTAGGATTAAAAGTAGATGGATTGATAGATTTTCTAGAACGCCTTACTACAGAAAAGCCTGGATTAAAATTATTACAGTCTTTAGAAGGCGTACAAGGTGGTTCTATAGAAACTATAAAAAAAATATTTCAAGACTTACAAGAAGAAGGAATATCATTACAGGCTTTAAATCAATTAAGAGGAACCTTTTTAGCAATAGGTAGATCAGCTCCTACGGGAGCTAAAGACATAGCTAGAGCTGTTAAGGAAATTACCGAACAAATTGATGATATTTTTATTAAGTTAGAGGGAGGAATAGGTGTAGACGAAATGATAGCTAGATCAAGTCAAGCGGGTGTAGATGTTGATGCTGAAGCATTGCAATCGGCTGCAAAAATGATTAGAAACTATAACAAAGATTATAGAGATGCTATTGAACCTTTTAACAACTTAATTGTTACCAATATAAGAAAAGACGCAAGGATGGGTGCCTACGACGTAGATGAAATATTTCAAAAGATAATTAAAAAAGGTCAACCGAATGTTTTAAAGGGAGTGTTAGACGCTATACCAGATCAAGCATCAAGACAGTCAGTTAAAAAAGAATTACAAGAAACATTTGTTAGAGAAGCTTTAGAACACCCTAACGTTATTAACGTTGAAACTGGACAAGTCAATCCAACTGCTTTTGCAAGATTTTTTAGAGACAAGCTAGGATCTACGCAAAAAGTATTGTTTGATGACGTACCAGACTTACCTAGAATTTTGTCTGACTTTAATAAAATTAACAGAAACTTTAAGCCAGAAAGATTAGAAAAAGTTTTAGGCAACATAAAAGATAAAGGCTTAAAAAATTCACTTGATAACTTTATACAGAGCGAAAATCTTTTGCATAACGCTGAAGTAGACCAACTTTTTAAGAGAATACAATCTGCTGAACCTGATGAAATCATAAATTTAGTATTCAGAAATGGTCAAGCATCAAACATTAGCAAACTAAAGCAAACTCTCCCTCCTGCTACCTTTAATAAAATACAACAAGACAGTATGCGTGAATTATTAAGCGTTGCTAAAGGCCCAGGTAAAAGAGTTGATGAAGTATTTAAACCAGAAGTTTTAGAAAGAGCTTTAAATTCAAAAGGAGACGACGCGCTTAGAGCGATGTTTGGAGATGCAGAAACTAAAGCGTTAAGAGATTTAGTTAGAGATTTACGTGTAATGACAAGAGCCGAAGGCGGAGGAGCGGGTACGCTGATAGCTGGTGCTGTAGCTGTAAATGCTTTTAATCTGGCGATGTTACCCACGTTAATTCAATTAGGTGTGATGAAAACTATATTTATGAATCCTTCAATTGTAAGAAAATTAGCTAAATCAGATAAAGAAAGTATAAATTTAGTGATGAGAGCATTTAAAGATGCAATAAGATTGACACCCCCTATCGCTTTAGGTGAAGAGATTGCAGAAACTTCAAGTGAAGCTTCACAGTTAATTCAAGATGAAACCGCAGAGCAATTACAAGATAGCGATATTAATCTAGGAGAAGCAGCAGAACAATTAAACAAAGAATTTCGAACATTAAGACCTCCTCGAGTTACTTCTAGTTTAAGTTTACCAAAAATTGATTCGCTTCAACAACCACAAATTTCGCAAGGACCTGTCAGCAGAAGTCTACTAGGTGGTTCACCTGCTAACGAAGATATAGCAGCCAGACGAGCTGGTGGTATTGCTGGTTTAGTTTAAGTTAGCCCCAACTCTTCCCGATCAAATCCTAACGCGTGGTCTGACAAACAGACCAATTCATCTTTACTTAAATGTATGTATGGCTCTGAGTCCTCTGGTAGTTGCGGTTCTGCAATCGTACCAAACCGTACATCGTAAACTTTATTTCTATCCCAAGTGTGTGAGTACACACTATCCGTCATAGCAAACACCAATAAAAAAGGTTGGTTAGTTGCTAGAGACAGAGCAGCTCCCATACGTAACTTAGATGCGCTTAGTAGTAAAGTATCGTAACGGTCTATACCAAAGCTACGACATTTAACCTCTAACCAAAAGCAAGAGTCTTTGCTTTCGCACCAATAATCTAGGCCATAGCTAACTGGTAGCTTATGGCATCTTACGCCCCATAATCCTTCTATAAATCCTGCTACACGCTCTTCGCGCTTTTGATCGCTGATCGTCTCCATCTTCGGTTTCGCGTTCATAAATAACTCCTTCATATATATAGGTATACAAACGATGTAAAAGAACAAATGGCGTTGCTATCAAACTAACAATCAAAGCGATTGTAATAAGTAACAGGTAAAACCATATCTTCCCTATCTCGTATACCATTTCTGCTATATCTCTAATCATCGAAAAAATTAGGATCTATAGCGACTATTCTTTTCATTGGTCGTCCTGTTGCTTTAACTCGTACATCTTTCTCTTGTATCTCCCCAGCGTTTATCAAACGATTAATAATCTCTTTTACTTCAAAAGATTTCATTGATCTAAATAATTCTCGTCTGTCTATATCGCGACGACTGATACCCATTTCACCTTGCGTTCTAATAAAACTAAGCACTTGCTTGATACGGCTTTCCATTTCAGAACCCGCAACTTTATCTTCACATGTAGCTACCATTAACTGATCGTAGTAGTAAACGTAATCTATTGCCCACTGGGTCATCTCCCCTTTGATTACATTAGTATTTGGATTCTCTGCAACTGCACATATCAAAGCCAAACGCATCGCCTTCTCTCTAGTCCTGGACAGTAGTACTTCTAGTCCGTCCTTCTCTAGCTTGTTTTGTTGATCTACTAACTCGTGAGCCAACTTATTCAATAGGTCTTTAGATTCATCGTTAAACTTGACCACACGTTGTTTAAAATCTACTTCTGAGTTATCCCTAGAAATCTGTTCCATTTCATTCTTGGTTTCCCTGACCTTACGTACCCATTCACATATTGCATACGAAGGCTCTGCAAATGGCACCATACGGCTTACGGTTCTAGGTAACTTAGACTCAACCACTATAAAACGATTCAGGAATCCATCGACGATACGTCCTGTTGATAAAGCGCCGTAGAAGTTTCTAGGTACAGACATACCCACTAACGTAATCGCTGGTTTGACTGTCGA